CGGCGATTAGCGAGCCTACGAATGCCATTAGCGAGCAGGAAGAGGTCTTTAACCTCCTTAGGAACTTCCTTTTGTAGGAAGGGACGGACGTCGTACCCATTGTAATAGTCCTTACCACACGATTCGCGAAAAGGCCCTGAGCGAAACGACTTCCGCTGATTAAGCGTAAAGCCGAAGAACTCAAGGACCTCCTTAAGCGTCTCGTAGGCTTGGGCCGGTACAATGATATCATCTCCGTACACGCTAACCATTTCTGGCGCGCCTGAGATGATACACGCCGAAATTGAGAGAGCCCAAAAGATCAGACTCTCCAATTCGAACGTAAACCCGTTCCCCATTGAGGAGAACTTCTCATATACGAAAGGAACCCCATCGAGCTCACCGACTTTTGATCGGCAAGCATCGAGAGAACCGAACCAAGCCTCCGGAAGGAGAGCTCGGACGACCTCTTTCGACACAGTATCACTGGCAGAAGAGAGATCTATCGTACTGAGAAAACCACGGATCGACCCTTCCCTGGCCAACTGTTGGTTAACAGATTGGTCATCGAGGTTGATTTGAGCAAAAGCGCTGAGTCTCCTGCGGATCATACGCCCTAAACCTAATTGGGCGTAGATGTTCACAAGAGGCTCAATTGCGATCGCTCTTTCCGTCGTGGCGGTTTTTGGTACAAACGTTACTCGATTGCCTGGTACTAGAGTCAAATCGGCGGGAGAGATAAACGGCCAAAAGCCGTCAACCTCAATACCGGTAAGACTCCGGGCCCACGAGGGCGAGCTCATCACGAGCATGGCCCCCGGCTCCTTAAAGTCATGAGTGACCGAAGGAGTGACCTGCAGCTTGTCATAAACGGACGTGAGTCCGCGCACCTGGGAGTGATTAAACGTCCCTGGGCCAAAACGACAACTACTGAGCCACTCGGCATAACTAACGTTGTCGCCGAGAACCTCTCTGATTTTAACGCCCGCCAAGCAGAATGCCTGGCGCACAACGCTCGTGTACCCTTGCGGGTTGAGCAGAAAGGATCGGATACGAGCATTAGTCTCCCTACACTGTGATTCCGCCTCGAAAAACTTCTTCTTAGCGGCACCTTTCGGGTCCAAACCTTCAACTTCGAAGGGGGTCTTCCTCAGAAAACTGACAGCTTGGTAGTCGTCAGCGAACTGAAGCGGATCATTATAGGACTCGACATCTACGGTTTTACCCACGAGTTGTGGGATATCTCCGTAGCGCAGTAGAATCTCGCAAGAGAGCGAGAC